ATAATGTCTAAAGGATTTTTTAAACATATACCAAACATAGCATACGATTTTAAAAGTGATGGTAACTTTTATCTAGCTAAAGATTTATTTCGTAAGGTATCTACATTCTCATATTTAAAACAGAACATAACAGGTTATGAATATTACAGAGTTATAGACGGTGAAAGACCAGATGTTGTAGCGTCAAAACTATATGGTGACTCTACTTTATATTGGACATTTTATCTAGTAAATGAAAATCTACAAGACACGAATGATTGGCCTAAATCAAACTCACTACTTAAAAAGTTTGTAGCTAGAAAATATCCAGGTACAGCTTTAATAGCTTCAGATTCTACAGACATTGTTTCATATAATCATGATACAAATGTTTCAAGTAAATTTTTATTAGGTGAAAAAGTATCAGTACCAAATGGAGCTTTTGGCTTTGTAACAAAAGTTGACCCAACATTTAATAGAATAGTAATTAATTCAACAAGTGGAACTATTGAGAGTGGTGTTGTGGTAACAGGAGAAAAGTCATCAAAAAGTTTTACAATAAGTTCTGTGGCATCTGAAAAAGATACTGTAAAACATTATTTAGATTCAAACGATATAAAAACACTTTCAAGTTCTGGTAATACTCCAGTTTCTTTTGAAGAAGATGAAAGATTAAAAAATGATGATAAGGCTTTAATCAGATATGTCCAACCTAGATATATAAATCAAGTAGTGAAAGAATTTATTGAATTAGTAAGAGATTAAATTATGGCAATTGGAAAAGATAACTCAAGAGCTACGAGTTATGAATTAGAAGTATTAACTTTAGTGAATAATGAAGGTGACGGATTTGATATTCGTAACCAACTTATTCAATGCAAAATATATGAATCAATTACTGCTAATTTTCTAATTGGTAACATAGTTATAGATGATGGTATAAATCTTTTCGAAAAGGCTAAAATCTTTGGTCAAGAATCACTAAGAATTAAATATTCACAACCAGCTGGTCTAAATGATGAAGTTGACCCAGATGATGTGATTGATAAAACTTTCAGAGTTTACAAAGTAGACGAAGTGACGAAAGTTGACCAAGACAGGACACTTTTCAGACTTCATTTTTGTGCACCTGAATTACTTCAATCTAAAAGAATCAGAGTAAGTCAAGCCTTTAGAGGGAACTTATCAGATATAGTTGCTGGTTTATGTGAACAATATTTAGATATTAAAAATGAAATAATCCCTAGTGATTCACATTTTGAAATTAGAGAAAAATCATCTGGAGATAATTTTCATGTAGTCGTACCTAATTATACTTTAAGTTATGCTATTAATTATCTTTGTAGACAGGCACAGGGCACAGACGCAGAATCTGGATTACAAGATTCATTTTTCTTTTTTCAAACAGCTAATGGTAATTTTAGATTACAATCATTAGATTCAATGTTAAAAATAAAATATGCTGGTAATAGACCTTTTGCATATACAGAGACAAGAGAAGATAACCCGAAAGATATACCAGCAGATAAAACAGACGCAGGACTAGTGGGTATTGGTAGAAAGATACTTAGTTATAAAGTAGGTACATCTGCAGATGTTTTGAAAGGTATAACTCAAGGTCTTTTCGCTTCAAAACAAACAACAATAGATACAACATTTAAATATTTCTCAGAAAGGTCATATAACTTTTTAGAAAAGTTTTATGCTGGAAAAGATTCAGCTATTGACATTTATCCATTTGTAAGAACTGCACCTGAAAGTATATACAAAGGTGGTTCAGCTGGAGAAGGTCAAGATGTTCCTATTCTTGGAGCTAAAACTTTAGATTCGATAGGTTCATATACAGACGCAAATATATTATTAAAATCAGATACACAATTTGTTCATAATGAAGAGAATAAAATAGTTCAAGTAGGATATGATGCAGCCCAAGGTTCAGACCAGTTTAGACAAGCAGCTAAACAACTGTTAGAATATCATACAGTCAGTGCTGTACTCTCAGCTAGAACAGATATATCTGTAGGTCAAATAATTAATTTACAAATACCAGTATCTTCTCAAGGTGAAGATAATATAGACCCATTCTTTTATAATGGTGACCATTTAATAACTGAAATAATGTGGAAGTTAACACCATCGGATTGTGAAACACATATTAAGTGTATTAAAGATTCTGTAATAAATCACATAGAGACAACACAGGTAGAATATGGGAAAAGTATATAATGGATAATTATTTAGGAAGACAAGGATTAAATTGGTTTTACGGAGTTGTTGAAGACCGAAACGACCCATTATATTTAAATAGAGTAAGAGTTAGAATATACGGTAATCATACTTACGATAAACAAAGAATAGCCACACCAGATTTACCTTGGTCAGAAGTTATGATGCCTACAACTTCACCTTCTCTATCAGGTTTAGGTCAAACTACACATGGGTTAGTAGAGGGTTCTACAGTTATTGGTTTCTATAAAGATGGTGCTGAAAGACAAGAACCAGTTGTTATGGGTTCTTTTATTGGCTCACCTCAATCATTTCATAGAATAGATGAAACTATTAATGAAGATGGCAGTCGAAACTTTACACAGGTAGCTAGAAAGGCCACAGAGGGTTTTAATGACCCTAGATTAAAAGAAGCTTCAAGTTATGAGGGAACTCCTGATGGTCCTAAACCAAAACATATTCAGAGACCAGATGGTCTTACTTTAGATTTAAAAAACTCACCAAGAAAAGATGGTCTAACAGAGGGTGTAAATTATCCTAGAGCAGAATATCTTGGTGGTTCAGATGTTAATTTATTGGCGAGACCAACAGATTACGCATCTGAAAATAGTAATCCAGTAAAAGACATATATCCTGTTCTCACTTTAGATACTCAAGAAGGACCTGGTCTAGAAAATTTAGAAGTAGGTAAAACAGAGGGTAAAAATAATACAGCCCTTAGAGATGTTACAACATATTTAAAACCAAAATATCCATTTAATCATGTTCAAGAATCAGAATCAGGACATTTAATTGAGATAGATGATACACCAGACTTTGAAAGAATACATCTTTATCATAGAAAAGGCACTAGATTCGAAATAGATAAAGACGGAAACTATGTAGAAAAAATTGTAAAAGACAAATATTCTGTAGTGGCTGGAAATGATTTTGTTACAATTACAGGAGATGTTGTTGTAAATATAACAGGTAACGCTCATATGAATGTTACAGGTGACAGTACAAGTACAGTTGGTGGTAATCTTAAAGCCACTATAACAGGTACAAGTGATGTAACTTCCGAAGGTAAAATAACAATTACAGGTAACGATACAACAGAGATTATATCAGATACAACAATCACAGGTAAGCTTCATGTTACAGATGAACAAACTAATGATTCAACAATTACAGCGACTGATAGTATAACAGGTAAAGGTGTAGTTCTTGATACACATACTCACACAATTAGTTCTGGTTCATCAGCTGGTAACACAAGGAAACCTAACTAAATGATATAAATAGATACCATGGCACAGTATAATACTAAAGAACGAGCGAGTATAGCAAACAGAAGATGGTATACAGATATTGATATCAACATGCTAAACCACCCACAAAGTAAAGACTTAGTTCTAAAGTATGATATAAGTGCGATAAAAAGGTCAGTAAGAAATTTATTATCAACAAATAATTATGAAAGACCATTTAAACCAGGTTTAGGTGTAGACCTTAGAGGTATGTTATTTGAATTAAATTCAACGCCTACAGATGTTTTAAAAGATGATATTGTAGAACTTATAGAAAATTTTGAACCAAGAGTTCGTGTTTTAAATATTTCAACTACTTTTAGAGGTAATACTTTAAATGTAACATTAGAGTTCGCAGTAATAAATGACCCAAGACCACAAGAGTTAACACTATCACTAGAGAGAGTAAGGTAATGGCGACAGTAAATAGTTCAAATATTAATATAACAGATTTAGATTTCGATTCAGTAGAAGCTAGTTTAAAAGAATATCTTAAAGGTCAATCAATACTTAAAGACTATGATTTTGAGGGTTCAAACCTCGCAGTTCTTGTAGACTTACTAGCTTATTCTTCACATATATCAGCATTCAACGCAAACATGGTTGCGTCTGAAATGTTTTTAGATACAGCACAAATAAGAAAGAATGTAATTTCAAGAGCTAAAGAAATAGGGTATACACCAGCATCAAAGACAGCTGCTAAAGCTACATTCGATTTAACAGTAAATAGTCCGACAATAGCGGGCTCAACACCAACATCTTTAACCATACTAAGAGGTCATAGATTTAATACAGTTTATGATGGACAAAATTATACTTTTGTTTCATTAGATAATAAAACAATATCACCAGTCGGAACTCAATTTAAGTTTGAAGCTTTAGATGTTTTTCAAGGTTCTCTAACTTCTGATATCTATGTCTATGATGGTCAAGAAACAAATCAAAGATTCGTATTAGTAAACCCTAATGTTGATACTTCAACAATCGCGGTTACAATCAACTCAAATAATATAGTATCATCTTGGACTAAAGCTGGAGATTTAACAAATGTAACAACATCTTCAAAGAATTATTTTATTCAAGAAAATGATGATGGACTTTTTGAAATATATTTTGGTGATGGTGTCATTGGGGCTAAACCTTTAGACGGAGATACAATCACAATATCTTATTTGATAGTTGACTCAACACACGCGAATGGGGCTAATACTTTCACAATGTTAGACGCAGTAAATGGTAACTCAGATGTTTCATTTACAAGTACAGTTAGTGCATCTGGTGGTAAAGAAGAAGAATCAATAGACTCAATTAAGTTCTCAGCAAATAAATTTTACACTTCTCAAAATAGATTAGTTACGGTATCAGACTTCAAAGCTAAATTACAAGAACTATATCCAGGTGCTGACTCAATAGCTGTATGGGGTGGAGAAGACAATGACCCAATATCATATGGTAAAGTTTTTGTATCAGTTAAACCTTCTCAGTTCTCAAACAACTTAACATCTTCTGAAAAATCAGTTTTAAAAACATCTTTAAAAAATCTAAGTATGTTGACAGTAAGACCAGAAGTTGTAGACTCAGAAATATTACAAATATTACTAACAACTAATTTTAAATATGACCCAACAAAAACATCTAAATCAAAATCAGCTTTAGAGACATTAGTTAGGGCAGCTATCATAGCATATGATGATAATAACTTATCAGGCTTTGACACGATTTTTAGACATTCACAATTATTAGGTTCAATAGATGCTGTAGAGCCATCTATTTTATCAAACATTACAACACTTAAACTTAGAAGAAATGTAAAAGCGACAGTTGACGGAACAGCTTCAGGTTATGATGTAGTGTTCGGAAACGCTCTATATAATCCACATTCAGGACATAATTCAAGTTCTGGTGGTATTGTAGAATCAACATCTTTCAAAGTATCAGGTGATAATAATGATTATCAATTTGATGATGATGGAAATGGAAACATAAGAAGATATTCTTTAATTGATTCTGTTAGAGTTTACAAAGACAATAATGCAGGAACTATAAACTATTCAACAGGAAAAATAACGATTAATAGTTTAATATTAGCCTCAACAGCTAATACTGATAGTTCAATAGATTTCACGGTGATTCCTAATTCAAATGATGTTATATCAAATAGGAATCAGTTGTTGGATATCACAGCTGCTGAAATATCTGTTACAGGTGTAGGAGATACGGTAGCAAGTGGTGAAACGAGTGCTGGGGTTGGATATACTACTACCTCTAGTTACTCTTAAAATATGATTCATGTATATGCATGAAGTAACATTCCCACATGGGGTGGGTTTTTAAAATGCTAATTTAAGGAGAACTAAAAATGGCAGATAAAAAAATAACGGCGCTTACCGATTTAAGCACAGGTATTGCAGGAGAAGACCTTCTGCATGTTATTGACGACCCAAGCGGAACTCCAGTCAACAAAAAGGTATCAGTTTTAAATGTACTAAACAATTTACCTACTTTCTTGGCTTTCGCACAAACTGCAGGAGCTATCTCAGGTTCCTCATCAACTGTAGATGTATCTAAAGCTATACATCACATTACAATCAGTGCATCTGGAACAGACACTATAGCATTACCAGCTGGTTCAACAGGACAACTTATGATTTTTGTTGTAACAGTAGATGGTGGTGGTACAGGTGCTCAAATTGACCCTGCAGGTACAAACTTGTTTAACACAATCACTTTCGCAGACGCAGGTGATGCATGTTTATGTGTTTACACAGGTTCATCTAAAGGTTGGGCGATAGTTGCAAACCAAGGTGGTACAATAGCATAATAATTAAAAATGCCTATATTTTACGATAGAATAGCTGACCAAGTCGAAGAACTTCTTCCTGAATATTATCAGAAAGATGGTCCTAGATTTATATCTTTTATAAAATCTTATTTTGAGTTTTTAGAAAAAGGTCAGCTAATCTATAAAGATGCGGCAGATATTGATTATATTGGTTTAGAAGACGGAACTACGGCGGGAGAGCTCCCTAATTCTGCAGGTGAAAGAGGTAATCTTTTACAAGAGGAGGGAACCTATGCTCCGTCTTCTATCACCAATGCTAAATTTAATTATGAAATCGACATTGACGGATTTGCTGCAAATCCTAGTCAACCTGAAAAAGCTAAGACATCATTCGAACAAGATGAATATGTTGTCGGTTCTAGGTCAAAAGCAGTAGGTCGTGTTGATGTTATAGGTACAAGTTCTAACCTTTACATAGAACAATTCTCAGAGGCACAATTTGAACCAGATGAAATAGTTACAGGTCAAACTTCTGGTATGACAGCTACAGTAGCTAGTTTCAAGGCAAGTCCACTACAAGCCGCGAATAACTTATTATCTTACGCAGATATTGATAAAACTTCTGGTGACTTTTTAGAGTTTTTCAGAAGAGACTTTATGCCTTTTATTGACCGAGATGTTTTAGCAAACAAAAGATTATTAAACAAACACATTAAAGACTTATACTTAGCAAAAGGTTCAAAAGAGTCTTACGAATTTTTATTTAGAATATTATATGGTCTAGAAGCAGAAGTTAGTTTTCCTTCTGAAAGAGTTCTTAGACCATCAGATTCAGCCTTTAGTGAGAAATCAGCATTAAGATTATTCTCAACTAAAAATTTATTACCATTTAAAACAGGTCTTATACAAGTTCTTGACGGAAGTGGTGTCGCAGTAAAACAGGCTTTTATTGATGAAATAGAACAAATCAACTTCGCTAGTGACGGTGAAAACTCATATGAAGTTACTTTAGAAACTCCATTTACAGGAGAATTTACTATAGGTGAAACTGTAATTGTAAAAGACAGAGATAATTTAAGAGCTGAAGTAACAGCCATAGTTAGAGGTTCTATATCAGATGTAGACCCAAATTCAAGTAACATATATGTTGGTCTAGAAGACGGTCAAGCTGGTGACTTAGAAGACATAGTAGTTTTAGAAAACTCAGAACATCAAAATTTAGTCTTAGAAGATGTTTTAAATGGAGATAATTTAGTTGATGAAAGTGGTAATCAATTAATTTTAAACTTTGATTTAGGTTCTCAGATATTTGAACCTAACGCTATTCGATTAGAATCAACAGAGGGTGGTATAATATTAACAGAGGAATCCGTATACAATGATGATACAGGTTTCTTAGAAACAGATTTCGCTATACTACATGAACAAACAGATTCATATCCAAATATTATTGGGGCACCAGATACAAGAAGATTAGGTGCTGGTGTTTCAGAAGAACAAGCTTCAAGAGGTTCATTATACAGTTTATCAGATAAAGTTGATTTTAAAGGCCCAAGAAATTCTACAACTACTACTAAGGCCACAGGATTAATTGATGTTGGCCGTGGTGGTGTAACAGAGATAATTTTAGACGACGCGGGTTCTGGATATGTTAGTGGTGACATGATAGTATTTGATAATAGTGATACAGAAGGTTCAAATGCAGAGGCTGAAGTTAAATCTGTAGAAGACTATATTCTATTAGAAAATGCAACAGAGTATGGTATATTTACATTTACACTTACATCAGCTCAGGCTGCAGGTACAGCTTCAATCTCAGGTCATTCTACAGACCCAGGTTCACCATTTTTAGGTTTTGACCCTAGAAAAGTTAGAGTCTTTATTGGAGCTAACACATCTAACTTAGTAGAAAAAACAAGAATTACACATTTTACAACAGACCAAGCTGGATTAAAAATAACACTTACAGAGGCTGCATCAGCTTCAGCTGGTAATATAATAGAAATACATGCATCTCACAGAGGTATAAGATTAGAATCATCATTAGAGGATAATCCTATAGACACACCTTTTGGTACAGATATTCATCCGAATAATAATTATTTAATGAATGAGACCTCTGGTTCAATTAGGTCAATAAAAGTTACAAATCCTGGTACCAACTATAGGTCACCACCTAAAGCTTATTTTGGTGGTTATGTATATTACGATACACTAACATATGGTGGTTCAGCTACAGACTTTACAATCGGTGAAACAGTTACTGCTAATTCAGTCACAATGATAGTGGTCAGGTCAGATTTAGATAAGAAAAGAATATTAGTTAGAAAAACAAATACATCAACTAACAATGTATCAGGAACTGCAACAGCAGCTTCATCAAGTATATCATTTACAGTAACTAAGTCTACTGTAACTAATGGTGTTTCTGGTAAAGTATTAGCTTATGGTGATAGTATTGGTTCTATTCTTCGAAGTAAGATGGATGAAGTTGGTCATAATCACGCAGAGCCAGCTATAGGGGTCTATGAGAATCATGCAATAATCAAAGATATTACTGGAACTCCTAGAGTTGATGAAACAATCACATCAACACCAGCGGGTGTTTCAGCTACGATATCAAATTACGATTCAGATAAACAAATATTATCTCTAAAAAATGTTAGAGGTCTTTTACAAGATGGTGAGTTCTTGACTTCGAGTGGTGGGGCTACAATGTTTATAGCTAAAGTGAATCCAGCCACAATGAGAGGTTTAAATAGTTCAGTATCAACAAGAAATGGAAACTATCTAGATGTAAAAGGATTCCCAAGTGAAGACTCTCAAAGAATTCATGATAGTAGTTATTATCAAGACTATTCATATTTAATTAAAGTTGGTAAAACAATAAATGAATACAGGTCATTAGTTAAGTCTTTATTATCTCCAGCAGGAACAATATTCTTTGGTGAAGTATCTATCAGAAATCAAATAGATGTAACACCTGATTTATATAATGTTAGTTTCGATACATCAAATCAAGCTAGGTCATTTATACCTAGACTAGTAATCGGTTCAAAAGTCGATGCTGCTGATATTCAACTTGAAGACGCAACAAAAGATAATTATTTAACTAATGATTCAATATTCCCTGCAAATGAAGGTAGAATAGAATTAGAATCAGCTGATGGAGTTATAAGAACTGAAAGATTCTTATGTACTGATACTACGGCTGCAGACCATAACTCACATAATATTAAAGACCAAAGTTCAGGTCAAAGAATTTATACTCCAGATATAAGTGAAGAGATAGACGAAACAGATAAAGCATTTAATGAAAGAATACTAACAGCGAACGCAGGGGCTAAAGGTAATCGAGTTACAAAAGAACTAGAGATATCTCCTCATTTCAATCAACATAAAATTAGTTATACAACTTTAAATAATAGTTTAGCTGTCGGAGTTATAATTAGAGGAGCTACATCAGGTGCAAAAGGTGTTGTTATCGAACATGATACATCAAATAAATTTATATTAGTTTCTAGAAATCCTTTAAATGAAGGTGTAAGTCACGCAGACTTTACAACAGAGATTATTCAGAATGAAGCTGCATCGACAAACTTCTTTACAGCGACTTCTGTAAGTTTACATCAACCACCAGATGATTTAACAGAAATACAAACTACAACTATAACTGCAGACCAAACTGCATCAGGAAAGACAGCGACAGAAGGTGGGGCTGAACCATATGACCATACAAATACTGTATCAGGATTTACAGGTAGAGGTAAAATATTAGTCGCAGCAGATAATTCTGAATATTATGATTCAGAAATGAAACAAAGAAGAGTAAACATAGTTTCATCACCAATATTTGCAAGAGCAGCTACTCAGAGAGGTAGAACATACTCAGCTGGTGTAAAACAAACAATATCAACAAATACTCAATCATCAAGAACATTAGGTTCAAATACTGTGGCAGCTAACAGTAATGGTACAGCATTGAGAATAGATTCAAACTTAAATACTACAGAAATGGCAGGTGGTTATAGTTTTGGTTATAGACAATCAGGCCAAAAATTATTTGATTCTTTTAAATCTGTAAGTGAAAACTTAATTACAGAATCAGGAGATAGAATCATACCAGAGCCATTAAACGGACAATTCACTTTAGAGAGTGGAACTGATATTGAAAAGTTCCAATCATTTAGTTTAGGATTTGGTGGGTTTATTGTTGTAGACCCAACAAAACCTGGACCACCAGACCAATTAATACTAGAAGATGGTTCACAGTTGCATCTAGAAGAAGCGACTGTAAATGATGAAATTGTATTTTTTGTATCAGAAGAATCTACAGCAGATGGTTCATTTATATTATTAAGTGAAACAACTGGTGATAGAATAGTTTCTGAATCAGGAGAGCCAATGCTTTTAGAAGAGGCTTTAATGATTGAACAAAATGTCAATTTGAAAACAGGTCCAACTATAAGTGACTTGAGCTTCATGTCTTTCAATGAAAATTATTCTATTATGGCTAATTTTAAACAAGAGGGAAGTGGAAGTACAGATAATTTGATATTAGAAGATGGTAATGACTTAATCCTAGAGTCACCTCACGAAGGTATTCGAATTAGTGATATAAGTACCATATATCCAAAACGATTTGTATCTACACTTGAAAGAGATAGAAGTCAAAAAATTAACTTAAATCATTCAGCAGTTATACAAACTGGTTGAATGGTGATATAAATAACTATAACAATAATTTATTTTTTAAAAAAGGGAAATAACAATGGCAGCAATAATTACTGAAAAATTTAGAACCCACAATGCAAAGCAGTTTGTTGAAATTGTTAGTGAATCTAATTCACAAGCATACACTTTCATAGGCCGCCCAAATTCGTGGACAGATGACGCAAGTCCTCCAACCCCTGCTGACAATTACAATGATGAAGCAGATGCTCATCGCTCAATGGTGGCATTGAAGAAAATATCGAGTTCAGATGTTTCTCACGCCATTGTTAGAAGAAATTGGGCAACAGGAACAACATATGATGAATATAGACATAACTATACTTCATCTAATACCGCAACTAGCGGGGCAACAACACTTTGGGATTCATTATACTATGTTGTAACAGATGATTACAATGTATATAAATGTATATCTAATAATTCTGGTGGGGCTTCAACACAAAAACCAGACCATACTACATCAGCTGACTCAGCTATACCAACTGAATCAGACGGATATAGATGGAAATTCATGTATTCAATCTCAGCTTCAGATGTAATTAAATTCGTAACAAACGATTTTATACCTGTTAAAACAATCGGGGCCAAACAGGCAGTCGGTGGTTCATCAGGAGCACAAGGAACTGCAGCAAATGATGATGGTTCAGCTCAATATGATGTAGAGAACGCAGCAGTAGCAGGAAATCTATTATTAGCTAGAGTAGTATCAGCTGGTTCAGGTTACACAGCTTCTACAACTACAACAGGAATTACAATCAGAGGTGACGGTTCAAGTGGTCAAGCGACTGTAGTGACTAATGGTTCAGGAGGTGTTTCTTCTGTATCTATCACAAACGCGGGGTCAGGTTATACAACAGCTTTCATAGCTAACGAAGATATACCTGGTTTTGATAACGGTGACCAAGCAGCTGACGGTACAAATAACTCAGCTAACATAGAATTTATAATTAGTCCAACTCACGGTCATGGGGCAGACCCTATCGAAGAGTTAGGTGGTAATTATGTAATTCTTAACTCTAGATTAGAATACTCAGAAGGAAGTGGAGACTTCCCAACAGACAACGATTTCAGACAACTTGGAGTGATTATCAATCCAGCTACAAATAGTTCTGGAACTCAGTTAACAGCAACAACAGCTAAAGCTTATAAACAAATGACTTTTCAAGCTTCAGGTTTCTCAGCACCATCTGTAGATACAGTTATAAGAAACGCATCAACAGAGGTTGTAGGAACAGCTGTAGGTTTAGTGGTCTCAGTAGACTCTTCAAACAGAGTAATTTCATATTTACCTTTCCCAAATGAGTCAGGTAACATAGTGGCTTTTGCAAATGGTAATACTATATTCTCAAGTTCAAGTACGAATCATGGTACACTAGCTTCATCAAGTGCTATAACAGCTGAAGAAGTACAAAGACATACTGGTGAAATTATCTATCTTGAAAATAGAACTTCTGTAGCTAGAGCTTCAGACCAGATAGAGGACATTAAATTAATAGTCGAAATGTAGGATATTAAATGGCACAGAATACAGATTTAAATGTATCGCCATATTATGATGACTACTCAGAATCTAAGAATTTTCATAGAATTCTGTTTCAGCCATCAAACGCGATACAAGCAAGAGAATTAACACAGCTGCAAAGCATTTTACAAAACCAGATTGAAAAATTTGGTAATCATATATTTGAAGAGGGTTCTCTTGTTTCAGGTGGAACGATTACAATCAACACCGTGTATTATGCTGTCAAAGTTGAAGATACAAATCCTAATACAAGTGGTACATCTTCAGCAGAAACATATCGAGCTAGTTCAGTCGGAAAGTTTTTCAAAGGTCAAACTTCTGGTGTAGTCGCGAAAGTAATTAATAGTGTCGCAGCTACCTCAGATGGTGACCCTTTAACTTTATATGTTACATATCTAAAGACTAATATTGACACAAACTCAGTAACATCAGCTAATTCAACTTTTATAGATGGTGA